TAGGCTTTCTTCGGCCAGGGCGCGTTCAATATATGGGTCAGAGAACTTGTTCGCACGTTCCGACGTAAATGCGCGTGCCTTGTTCCACGCTTCGCGCTGTGTTTTGTCAGCGAAGGCTGAAACAACAGATTTATCATCAGAGATGCCGGACAAAATAGCATCTGCGAAATTATTGAGAACACGCCGCTCAAACGGTTTGGCGTCACGCGCCTCACTTAAAATAGCACTTCTAGCTTCCTGAATCTCGCGGAATGGTTCCGTGACGTTAAATCCATCAAACCGTTCAAGTTCTTTTAAAATAACATTTTTTTCTCTGCTAGACAGACCAGCAGCAAAATCAGCTACTTTTTTTCTGATTGGATATGTGCTGACAGTCATGTCTATGTCGTTGAACGGTTTCCAGAGAGTGTTTTCAAACTCTCTCGTCTTATCCTTCAATTCATCAATGTGACCCCTTGCGGAATCTGAAATCTGCCCCGTGGTCCTTCCAGACGTCGGAAGTTGTGCTGTCGCGGCTCTAGTTGCAACGTCTGCCGTTGCAGCCTTTACCTCATTCGCCTTATCTGCGGCGATCTCTCCGAACCTAGCTCGGTTCTGCTGCATCTCCTGGCCGGCGAGAACAGGCGCGGTAATGCTTGATTCTGGAGGCAGTGCGCCAACTGCTGAAGCTTTCAATCGTGCAAGCGTTTGGGCGGCGTCTTCGTTTATTTCGCCCTGGCTAGGGTTCGTAAGCTGCTTACGCAACGCCATAACTTCGTCGCTGTCGATGCCTGGAACAGGCGCTGGGTTGTTTTTTCCGATATTTAAGGCTTTTTGCCAGAGCCTCGCCGCCGTATCTTGTCCAGATTCCATGAATCTACGACCGGCGATCCTAAAACCGGTTGGCGTTAATCCTGCGGCAAATCCGGCCAATGGAGAATCTGTTGTTTCCGCAACGGCATTAGAACCAACTGCTGTTGCAATCTGTTCCTTGGGGGCCGTTGCAAGGAAATCAATGATCTTTGGAGACGCTTTTTTAAGAACAGTCTTTGCCGCGCCTATTGGTGTTGCTGCCCCCATACCAACGCGCACAGACGATTCAAGCAGCTTCTCTCCCTCGTTTTGAGGTTTGGGTAATCCAACGTAATCCATTCCCTTTTGGAGTGGCTTGTCACCAAAATGGCTTGCCAGCATATTTCCGCCGATAGCGCCGGCAGCGGTTAAAAGTGGAACAACAACTGGTGCTGCTGGACCTGTAAACAAACCCAGCGCCCCGCCGGCAACTCCTCCGACCGTAGATGCGACACCTTCAGTAACCCCTGGAATGGCCCCACGCGCCACGATCCCGGCTTCGCGGCCAAGCGTTGTTGGCTCTTCACCAACTGGCGCAGCGGGGGATTCTTTACTGAGAAGACGCAATTCATCCGCAAATAACTTGGCGGATTCTTTGTCGCCGCCTTCATTGGCCTTCAGAAGAGCGTCTTCGAGTTGTCGTTTTGTATACGGAGGGGCCATTATCTCTCTCAATCAGTTATTATAAAGGCTCATCGCTTTAAGAACTTTGGCTTGTCTTTCCGCTTCTTCTGTTGAGGCGGCAGGAGGGTTGGTTCGTTCTGGAATGACGTATGGGTTAGCTTTTGTCCAAAGCTCCATGGCCTCGCCCTTTGTCGTCCCAGCCTTGAACGTCAAATCACCAACAGAGAAATCTGTGTTGTTTCCTGCATAGAATTTTTTCTCCGAGAAGTCAGCGTCAAACCGTTTTCTGGCAGCAACGTCTGCGTTAAGCCTTGATAGAGCGGAAAGAAACTCAATCTTCTCTTCGTTGTTGGAGTTTGGATTAAGCATAAACTCCTGAACAAACAGAATGTCCTTATCGCTTGCTGGACCCCTTGGCAATCTAGCTAGTTGCGCCTCTTTTATGATCTTGCCAAAATCATTCTTAACGCGAGATTCAAGGTCTTGATCACCCCACTGATTTTTCCACCATTCTTCAACCTGACCAACCCTACCTTCCGTTGGCTTAATCGATTTTATAGAGTTAATCAGGTCATCATATTTTTCTACGTTTAATCCGGCTGCTTCAGATTCGTCGAGAGCCTTGTTAACATATCGAGATGTTTCTCTGTCCAGAGGCCGGCTGTCATAAGCGAGTTTCTTTTGCTCGGCTACTTCAGCAGCCGTATCAGCGTTCTGCTTTCCGAGGGTGTTGGACATATCGGCAATATCCAATCGCGTTTGCCTGTTGGCATCGTCACTTTTCTCATCAGAGGCAATTCGCTGATCAAGCTCATCCTGTCTCTGCTGTTGAGTCAGACCAAATTGATACGCCTGTTGCGCCCTGGCGATTCTCTTGTCGTCGATTGATTGCTCATGCTGCATCAGGTTGCCGACCAGCGCGTCCTTCGACATCTTCTCTTTCGCCCGCTGCGCCTGAACCTCACGCAACCCCTGCAAACCGGTTAGTCCGCCCTGTCCGACAGATCCGAGCGCGGTCGCGCCGGGTTGTGATGCAGCGGCCATTGTTCCGAGGGACGCTTGCAGCAGGGCCATCCATTTGTCGCGGGACGAGATTGGCGCATCAATGCCCTCGTCGGAAATCTGCTTCTTCAGATACTCCCCGTATTTGTCAGGCTCTTCTTCTTCTTCTGGGTCTAAAGAGGCAGCTTGTTTAAACGTAAGCCCAGGCTGATTTCCGAAAAGAGAACCTCTGGTCATGCCGCCCGAACCAACGGGGCCACCTTCTTCCATATGCACGGGACCGCCACGCGCCATCTTCAATTGAGCGCCCATCTGTGCGACTTGGTTCGCCCCCTGCGCCCCGGCAGCGAGAGACTGCGACGTCTGCTGATCTGGCGTCGGAGGGGCCTCGCCGCCCATGTTGACGGCTTGCGGTGCCGCCTCTGGTTGGTTGTCCTTTTCCATCTGCTCTTTGATCGCAGAAATGAAAGAGGGATTCATGCCCATAGGAGAGGCCTGTGGGGTCGGTTGACCCGGCGCACCTTGCTGCTGTTGCGGCTGCTGCATGGCCGCAAATCGCTGCCAGACCGTCATGCCGGGGGCAGACGGGTTCATCTGCTGTCGTGGATCGAACGGCATTTAAGCGACCCTTTCAAACATTCCAAGACCGCGCTTGGGAGTGTCCCCGTAGCGGGCCTTTTTAAGCGAACCCTTTCTGATTGGTCCGCCCTTAGCTCTGCCGAGCAAGTTGGCCCCGGCGATAATAGATCCGGCAGCGCCGGCTACCTGACCAAGCGTCGATGGGCCTGGGGCCGTGGTTGTCCCTGCCCCTGTCGTCGTCCCGCCGCCCTGCCCGCCCGACATAAGGGCGTTACCGCTTGCACCGACCTGATTGATGATGGCCGTGTTGCCTGTCGCGAGCCGGCGCTGTTCGGCGTCGATCTCCGCTTGGGTTCTGGACTGTTGTCCAATGCCGACGTTCTGTTGGGCGTTTGCTTGGCCGAGGGCCAAGTCCTGCGTGGTTGTGGCAAGGCCTTGGTTGGCCGTACCCGCTGCAATTTGCCCCGCTGCTCCCGCCGCAGCCGAGCCAACCCTGGCTTGACCAAGACCGGCGTAATTCTGACCAAGACCGGCGTATCCCTGCCCCTGGTCGAGTTGAGCCTGACCAAGGCTTGTAAGGCCTTGACCTATCCCGACCTGACCTTGTCCGGCGGCAAGAACACGCGCCAAATCGGCTTGTGATGCCTGGATGTTTGATTGACCAATGCTGGAAAGCCCTTGTGCGGCGGCGATTTGCCGAGCGGCGTCATTCGCGCTCAATCCGGCGTAGGTGGAACCAAGGCTCCCGAGGCCGCTACCAGCGCCCTGTAGGATTTGCTGTTGAGACGTGCCAAGTCCGCCGGCAGTTCCCGCCAATTGGGCCTGTCTTGCCGCATCCGCGCCGTAAAGCTGACCCGCCTGACCGTAGCCTTGCTGTAGAACTTGCGCCTGTTGCCCGAGGACAGATTCATTGGTGTCTCGCACCGCACGACCGATAAGGTCGCGCTGACGTGTGCTGCCGTACCCCCCGGCTCGAACGAAATCATCGCTGATTTGTGGCAGCAGGTTCTCACTCAGATTTCGCGCCCCAAGTTGGGCGATTCTATTGGTAACCCCCTCGTTGTAAGGGTTCATGTAGGCTGCGGCTTGTTGCGGAAATGAACCACTTGCCGCTTGAAGGTATGGAGACGCCGCCGCCAACCCAGTGGGGTTAGTAGACGCCCCGTAAAGGCTCTGTGCTTGCGCTCCATACGGTTGGAACTGCGCGGTTGTGTCGACGTCGCCGGCACGCTCGAAACGCCCCGTAGCGGCGTTGAATTGCTCCTGGCCGGCAGCGCCAGACTTCCCGGCGGCGGCTCTGTCAAAGAACCCGCCGGCCTGACCGTAGGCGCTTCCGGCGGCTCCGTAGGTGTCTCCGGCACTGCCGAAAGACCCAGCGGCCTGACCGTAAGACCCTTCGGCTTGACCGAAGTTGCGATTACCGGCTCCGGCGATATCTGTCGCGGCGGCTGCGTTATAGCCAAGTCCTGCTTGCTGTAAAAGCGGAGAGACGTTGATGCCGCGAACGCTTCGTCCGGCAGCGTCGATGTCTGCGTTGCTTCCGGCGGTGAGAGGTTGATCTACCGCACCTGGGGAACGCCAACCGGAGGCAAGCGGATTGCTGTTCGCAATGTACCTGCCGGCCATTGGATGCGGAGATCCATCCGGCATTTTCGCTTCGCGAGGAATCCACGTCGACCCGTAAACTTCTGGAACGCGACCGGCCTGATCGATCAGCGAACCGCTGACGCTATCGCGCCACGCCTGAGTTGTTGGGTCAGGCGTTGTGGTGTTGGTTTGCTGGACGTAAGTCGTCTGTGGAGATGCCATGTGTTTAACTCCTACGCGGCCAATCCGAGGCCGCGTTTATTCCCGCGCTTCATCGGTGAGGTCGGGCTTTTTGGGTTCTTGCGCCCAGCATTCTTACGAATGGTTTGCTTGATCTTTTCGACAACCGCTTGCCCTGCTTCATTATCGCCGGGACGGCCTATGAGCGAACCAGCATCAGATACGGTCGCTGCGTCAAGAACGTGTTCGCCGTCAGAAAGCATCGCAGGGATATCGTCACTAGTTCCGGTTCCTGGCCCACTAATTCGTCCTCCTCCGCGTGCGTTGACGTATCCCCAACGCGATGCGTTGAGGAGTTCCTCTTGTGGCGCACCAAGCCCAACCTCGCCGCCTTCCGCGTACCCGTTGGCGTACTGCTGAGATAAGGCAGACATAGCGTTAGGGTCTAGGCCTTGTTGTTGGGTAGAGGGATCTTGAGACGGCGTCGGTGGCGCACGTCGACCAATCCCGTAGTTGTAGTCGTCAGAATACCGGGCGACGTAAGGTGCCATCTGCGGGACTTGGAACCCCGGCGGCGGTCCCTTGCTGCTGCCCGCTTTCGGTTGGAACGCACTCAGCGCCGGCCCAGCGGCCATGCTTGCAGCCGCTCCTGGGGCAACAGATGCGAGGCTACCCATGTTGGTCAGCGTTTGACCAATGCCTGGGTTTGCTCCGGTAAATGCTCCTGATCCTGCACCAGTAAACGGCCCGGTGACCTGAGCCAGATTACCCGCCAACTGGTTCCCCGTCGTGGTGGCGATGTCTAGGCCGCGCACACCGCTGGCGTAGTTGCCAATCCCAGCCGTGAGGCCAGCCGTAGCTCCACCAATGGCCGCTTGCTTCCACGACCCCCCGGTTAGCTTTGTTGCCGCCGCGTTGGCGGCAGCAGCGCCGGCAGGGCCTCCGTACATGAAGCCAACTGACGTCGCGGCCACCCTGGCGACCGCCTTCAGAATCTTCCCGAACATGCCGTATTCCGGCAAGCCGGTATGGGGATTTACCCTGCGCCCGCCCTGCAAACCATCCATCAGGGCCGCTTCGTCTGGCGTGATGTGGGCGAGCGTCTTGTCTTCGCCGCGACCGTATTCGCCAATCTGTCTAGCCGCCTCAACAAGTCCCATTGTCATGACACTGCACTCAATGATTCATTGAACCGCCGCGCCCAATCTTGCCAGTTTGAGAACTCATACGGATTGGGGACTACCATACCACTAAGAGAGGAAAGATGGGATAGGTTAGCGCCCCACCCCTGCCACTCTTCTTCACGGTTAATTGAAGGAATAAGGCCGAAACTGCCCAGATTTATGTGCATGGCGTCGGTCCATTCCTTCGCCGTCATATTGACCGGGTCAATGGTTGATAGGCCATGGCTCATGAGGTGATCCTGTCGTCGCCGGAGCGGCATTGGGCGAGCGTAACGCCCATTTCGTAGTTTCCGCCGACCGTATTGCTCTCAAACCTGATGCGCGGTTGGCGGCGCTGTTCACGCAGGTAAACAACTTGATCGGCGGACGATGTGGCCGTCGCCGGGAAGGTTACGGGCGTGCTTGTGGCGTCTGGCGCACGGGCATTGGACCGAGATCCTGTGATCTGAACGCTCATGTCGCCGGCCTGAATAAAATCAGGCTCGATGTAGTCGACGTAGATCGACTTATTCGTCGGGGTCTGAAGCTCGGCTCCAAAGAAAAAGCTGCTCTCGAAGTAAGATTGGATGGCCCTGACATCAGAACCATCGATCTCATCTGTGCCGAACTCTAATTCCCATAACTTGTATTTAGAAGTCGATGCGTCGAGATCGACGCCCGTCACCAACGGCCTACGGAACACTCTGGCGAACTGCGCTGCGGACAAACCTCCGTTTGGCAACTGCACATCGTACCAGACACCATATCCAAACATCCGCGAGAGGCGGACGTTGTATATGACTGCGTGTGTGCATTCGGTCGCTGAACCACGGGGGTAGCACCACCATATCTCACCCCAGCGAGGGATTTTGAAGGCGAACACTTTTTGCGAATGGTCGTAATTCAAATTGTCGTAGAACCAATTTGAGTTCATGCTGTTTTCGACTTCCTGGATCACGCCATTAAAGCTCATGAAATGGTCGATCCCAGGCCAGTAGTAGATGCCGTCGTACTCGATGATCGCCTGAGAAGACAACAGGCTGTACGCAGAGGTGATGTTGTCGAAGTTCCACGTCGCTGTTCCGCCGATAAACGTCATGCGGACAAGCGCCTCGACGCCCCAGATCAAACCAGACGGCCCGTTACCTGCTCCGGCGCGGATTGGAAGACCGAACACAAGCTTTGACGCGGTTGGGCGAACAGACTGCCACGCCGCCGTAACGTCGTTGACGGTTCCGGTGTAGTTGATGACTCCATCGTGATCGTAGCTAACCGCGTATGGACCGAGTGCGAACGTGCCGCCAGCCACGCTTGGTGAGGCCGTCGCCGTGAGCGCGGCAACTCCTGTGACGTCGCCAAAATATACAGGCGTCTGCGTTGAACTGGTGATTTCAGCCATGTTGGGGGCGGCGTGAGCAAGAAGAACAGAAGTCGTCAGCGTGGCCTGATACAACAGGTCGAATTGCCAGAGGTTATTGCTTGAGGCGGCAAACCCGACAGGCGTCCTATCCGTAATGGCAGATACGTTCCCAAGACTGTCGAGAATGAACCGTTCAAGACCAGATGCCCAACCTGCGTGGGCGTATGTGTTTTGATCGTTGTTGTAGACGTGCAGTCCGCGAGTGACGCCGGAAAGCTCATTGCTCAGTCGTTTGTAGCCGCCCATTTTGCGCGGCAAACCGGCCTTCAGTTGGTATCGGCACCACTGATTGTCGATGTAATTGTCGCTTTCCAGGGTCGTGCCGTCACGCTTGCACCCCGGTTTCGCCGCGACATTGATTGGAACGAGATCAACCAAGGAACAGCGCCTGTGTGAATGAATAGAGCGTGCTGGGGACGTTCAAACCGGCTTGCGCCGTTGCTTGCGTCGTCCCGCCGGTTCCGCCGTCTGAAACGCTAAGTGGTGTTGTCAATCCAAGAGTCTCTGCGTTAACGACAATAGAGCCATCGCAATACAGAATAGCGCGGTTTGCCGCCCCGGTTCCGTCGTTGGTCATCTCGACGCCTGGGGTGGTTTGCGTGGATGTACGCACACCAAAAGTGAAAGCACCCGTTGTCGAGTTGTTGACCCAGAACTGTTGCTGAGTGAACGGAAGGATAATGTTGATTGGGCCGGCGATTGCCCCCGTGAACTTAACCGCCGTTTTGTTCAACTCCGCGCCGCTCAGAGTGTAGGTTCCGCTTAAACCTGCCAGACTGATAGTGGTGTAACTGAATGCGTAGTCTGCGCTCTGACCAAATCCGAGCGTGAACATGTTGGTGGCGTTTGTCGTAACAACGCACGCATCTCCTGGGTTCAGCGTTTTTGTCGCGGCACCGTCGATAGTCCCGGTTGGCGGCGTCAGAATAAGCGCCCCGGTTCCTTGGTTGGCGATGTTGGTGAACCAACCGGTGGTCAGCGTTGCCAATGCGGAGAAGTTGAATATTCCAGCGCCGCCGGTCCACGTCACAAACGCGGCTCTATGCGCGATGGTTAAGGTTTGCGGCGTCGTGCTGAATGTAAACTGAGGGTACTCTTGGTTCAGCGTTGTCGTGATGGCCTTGATGCCAAGACCAGCCAGTGTTGCCGCCGCCGCCCCAGACACGCTAGCACCGGCTTGATAACTGTAATACGCCCCAGAGGCGGTGGTGTTGCTGGTGTTGTAAATCGACCAGACCGACCCTGCCGACGCGGTTAGGATCGTTGATCCGCCATTGTCTAAAATGGTGAATGCGTTTGATCCGATATTGTTGAAGACAGCGTTGTAGCCTACCGAAATCTGGTTTGCTGGAGGAAGCGTGAATGTCAACGATGTGGCCGTCATGGTGACGTCGTTTATCGCGGCGACTATGTTGTTGCTAGCCGCAGCCTCAATCGGCCAAACCGAGGTGATGTTTGAGGATGACGTGTAGGCCTTGTAGCTCGGTTGCGCCTGATCGAGCGTTCCGCCGCCGAAAACTTGCGTATAGCTGGTCATGCGTTATTCCTTTTCTGGGCGCGGTCGAGGATCTTCTGCAAGTCCTCACCAGAAAGACCCGCCATGTCGCGGTCATATTGCGCCGACCAAGAAGCGGCTTGCTCTTGGTTCTTTAGGTAGGTGAAGGCCTCGACCAGCGTACCGTGCAGTAGTGCATTTGGGGCGTACTCGGTGATCCAATTGGTTTGGTTGCTGCTGTCCAACAGTACCGGAAGTTCCCAGAAGTTGATTTCAAAAGGATTGGTATCAGCCGGCGTCGGAACGATCAGATAGTTGTTGTAGTTGTAGTCTGCGTAGAACTTCGGCGTTCCCGTCAAAGTGTCGTTCGGCCAATACGACCGGCAGTATTCATACGAGCGCGGCAAGAGCGTGACGCGCTGGTTGTAGGTTGTTGCCGTCGAAAGGTTGGTGCCGACGTTGATGCTGATCGTCTCGCGCCACCGCGCCGGTTTGGGATACACTCCGAGAGACGTCTGGAACGCTGCCGTCACGTTGTTGATAAAGCCCTGGATCTTCAGTTCGCGGGCAATCTGCCGCTCCCGAAGGTTTATGAACCCAGGTAGTTGCGTGTTGAAGTCAGCGTCAGTAGTCGATCCGCCGCGCTCGCAATACGAGATGACGTCATCTTGCAAACTGGCGAATGTCATTGCGGTCGGCATGGGTTATCCGTTCGGCCACGCGGCGATGATGGCGGTTCGCTCACCGGCAGTGATGATTGTTTTATTCTGCAACACAGCGAGCGCAAACGCCGTTTTCGTCTTATCGAAAGTGGTCGACTTGACGAACCTCTGGTTGATCGAGAACACGAGATCGTCCGCGCTTGACGCAAGCGCACGCATGACGGCACCGAACCGCGTTGCGCCGACCGTGCCGCCGCCGAACCCGGTTTCGCAGGTTTCTTGGAAGCCGGATGCGGACAGTATCGCGGGCGTCAGCGTGACGACGATGACCGGATTGGTCGCAGTGCCGTTGCCGTTGTCGACCGCGCCATGACGCAATGGTTCACCGTTTGTGTCGGTCGCGGGGCATGACGTGATGGGAAACGGAAAACGCAACTGAACCGTCGCAAGATCAGGACCGGTCGTAACGTCGAGCCACTTGCCGTCTAGTAACCTTCCGAAGGTCGCCATTTCTTACTCCATAATCCAGGCGTGACCGTCGCCGCCAATGCCAGCAGTAGAACCGGCACCAGCCCCGCCGCCGCCGCCGCCAATCCCTCCGCGTCCAGCAGTGCCAGCCACTCCTCCCGCGCCGCCACCGCCACCAAACATACCGCCGCGCCCCGCGCTAAAGGCTCCGTTGCGAATAGAACCACCGCCCCCACCAAATCCCCCGCTAGTTCCGTTTGCTCCGGTTGAACCAACTCCGCCGCCGCCAGACTGAGCGGTTCCGCCACCCCCAGTTGGGACGCTGTAGATTGTTGGGCCGTCGCCTTTAATTATTATTGGCGTTGCTTCATTAGATAACCCAAGCCCATTCGACGTGGTGGAGGCAGCGGTCATCGAACCACCACCGCCCCCCTGCGCTGTTGCAACATCTCCACCATTACAACCGGCACCCCATCCGCCACCGCCGCCTGACCCATTGCCTCCCGTTGCGTTTCCACCTCTGCCCCCCATTCCGCCGCCCCCGCCACCATCGTCATTCGTTACGGCTGTTCCACCGGCTGGACCAGTACGATATGGATTCCCTGGAGCGCCACCGCCACCACCACATTGAGTGCCTGTGGCAGTGCCGCCAGCCCCACCTGTTCTTCGCAAATATCCACCACTTCCGCCAGTTCCTCCAGCGGCTCCCGTTGCACTGGTCGCGCCGCTGCCAGCGTTAACCGATATTGTTGCTGACGAGTGAACGATACTAGATGAGCCTCCATTTGTGCCGACCGCACCACCAGCCCCAATCGTGATTGTGATCGTGTCTCCAGCGACGACGGTAATAAGGCCCTCGGCGTATTCACCACCGCCGCCACCGCCACCGCCAGCGGCACCAGTTTGACGACCGCCACCGCCACCAGCCATCACCCCGACCCTCACCGACGAAACCCCGGTTGGAACGGTGTAAGTATATGGAGAAGCTAGGTTGGTCCAATATTCAGTAACCTTGCGCTTTGATTGAGACGACGCCGCCGCCGCAGGAAAACTCGGATTGAATGGAAACGTCATGATGTCGCCGTGAAGGTTCGGGCCACGAAGCCGGTGAAAGAAACACCGGACGACGCCGCAAGCGTCGAGAACATGGTGACAGCGCCTGATTTTGAGATGGCAGCGTTGCCGTTAAACATCAAACCAAACGCACCTGCGGCGACCGTCAGAGGGATAGACGAGATCGTCGCCAGCGTGCCAAGACCGCCGTACACCGTCACCGAACTCGTACCGGAGTTGTTGACGGTGACGTAGAGAACGTCCTGCGCGTTCAGGTCGGCGGTGTGAATGGTCTGCGCTGACGCAGCCACCGTTGCGGTCAGGTTGATCGCGGGCGTACTCGCCGTCGCACCACTCAGCGGAAAGAACGCCGTAACCGGGCTATCGGTCCCGCCTCTGCCAATGAAGTTCGTCATCAGGTCACCTCAACAATGGTAGCAACGACGTTTATGCCGAACGTCGCGTATGCCGTTACATATAAAGCACCACCGGTTGGAAGAACGTGCTTCTCGGCACCGACCGCGATGACAGAACCGCCAGGGTACACCGGCATCTTCTTGCCGCTGATGCTGTAGGTGGTGCTGCCGTCATAAATGTCGACGTCGGCGTAGTTCATGCCGTTTCCGGTTGCGGTACTCGCCACTGTAACGGCGATGACCATCCCCCGCGTAGCGGCGGGGACGGTGTACGATCCAACCGTGGCTGTGGTCGTCGAGGTGATACTCGACGCCTTGATGAGATACTGTGTTGCCGTAAATGCCATTTTTCACCTTAAGTCAGTAGTACGCCGCGCCAAGCGCCGGAGGCCGCATAAATCCAAAGCTTATTGTTCGTTGTGTCGTATTGGATAGGCATGTTTCCTACGCCGAACCCAGCTGGAACCCCGGTCGGTGCCCCGGCGCAAGAAGTAATCATCACATATCCAACCGTAGCGGTTGTCGCCAATGCAGCACCTGCGCCGAGCGTGAAGTTGCCGGCGGAACTGATCGCTGCGCCGCTGGCAAGAACAATGCCTGTCGCAAGAGAAGTTTGAGCGACAAACGTGCTGATTTGGCGAGCCGTGCAGTATTCAGCCGGCGGGCCGGCGGCGTGCTGGACAAGAAACACATCACCGCTCGCGAGAGCGGCAGAGGCGTCCAATTCGCTGATGAGGACGTTAGGCATTACGGGTTGTTCCCAGACAGGAAGTTGAAGCCGCTATTCGTATCGTCTTGAGGGTTTACCCCGGTAATGATGGGCGTGTTGTAGTCAGCGATAATGAACAGCATCTCGTCTGGATCAAGCGCATAACTTTCGGGGCGTGCATTCTGAATAGGCACAGGATCTGGACCGAGAACCATCTTTGAGAAGTACGGGTTAGGCACGTCATCGCACACACCGCAGACCCATAAACCGGTTCCAACAGGGACAGACCCGCCGCGATACTCTTTACGCTCAACCAGATGGTCATGCATCGTCCACATACCGCAGCCGTCGCACACGGCAACGGCCCTTGGGTTTCGCACATCAATATCAATGGCGGCTCGGGTCTTCAGGTGAAGTGGCGAGAGCCGGCTCAATTGCGCCTCCCGAGAACATCAGGAATAATCCGCATCGGCACCTTCTCGGTGTCTTCTGCGGCGGCAAACGTGTAGGCCCGCTCGTAGTCCATCATCAGGTCCGCCTTGCGCTCAGGTGCCCACTTTCCAGCGAGGCGAACCGCTAGACCGCTCGCCATGGCGTCAAACCACCGTTGCGGGGCATCGAGCGTGCTGATCATCGAACCGGGGTCGTCTTGCATCAACATAACGTACATCCACATCGTCCACGTTGTGTCTTGCGGAGTCTGCCAGATAAACGTGGTCGGGGTAATAGTGCGCTCGAAGTAAAACTGAGAAGGACCGACGCCCTGCTGCTGCTTGTTCGGAATGGACGAGTAGTCTGCTCTGCTGATCTCGCTCATCGTAATATCTGTCGTGACGCCGCCGTTTGTCTGCCGGCGGTAGGCCTGGAGGATGTCGACGACATCAGATCCCATGACAAACGACTGAAGCCCGACCGTGAGAGCTTGGCTTTGCAACTCCACCTTCCACAGGTTAACCCCACGGTTGGCCCATTCGCTAAACAGGTAGGACAGCGACCGCGTGGCCGATTCCACGTCGTTAGCGGACAACTCACTGGCCTGACGCCCGACGCGCTCATACGCCTCGTCGATCACAGACTGCTGGTTTGTGCCGGTGCCGAAGGTTGTTGTTCCTGAAAGGGTCATTATTCCGTTCTTTTACTCAGGCCGTATATATTGGCTTGTCATCGTCGTGCGGTAGACGCACACGGTTGAGCGCGTCTCGCTGTTCGTTTGATGGTTGGTCGTAGGTCACCAGCAATACTCCGTCACCGAGCCGCCCCGGCAAGCGGCAGATTGTCAGTCGTTGGCGATGCCGTTGATGAGCGCCAGCTTCTCGATGGCACCGCTATTCAGACATCGCCGCCGAAAGTTTTTTCAGCTTTGCTTGCAATCTGATTGATAAGCCTTCTGCTTCTTGATGGATCAGCAAGTAGTTTGAGCAAACCCATACTGACGTCTTCGCTGCTGGACCCAGACGTTAGAGACGTGGTGCTGATTCCCATTTTCTATCCCGCCTGTATAAAGGTAATTTGTGGAATGGCTTGGGCAGACGAAGTTGCCGCCGCGTTTGTTGCGACGAAGATAGCCCGCACATAATTAACCGGATAGGCGTAGTTACTTTCTTGGCTCGTTACGACAGATACCAATGTCGCGTGGCTGAAAACAGACGGTGACGCGGTCGTATTAACGTCATTTGGCGTGTCCTGAACCGTCACGGCTGGTGACGTACCAGTATTCACGACGGAGATCGTCATATTGAACGGATTAGCGTAGACGTTATTGCGAATCCAGTTCGAAGACCCTGTAGCGCCGACGCCGACCGTGAATGGAATAGAGGCAAAAGTGCCAACAGAAACCGAAGTGACTTTGTTAAATTCATACGCTGTAACTGTGGGGATAAGAGTTCCGGTCGGGCCAGCGATTGATGTGGTTATAGCAACGCCACGGGTGTCGAACCCTGAGACGGTGAACGTAGAAGTGCTAATGTTTCCGGTGCATGAAATCATCACCGTTCTCTGGATGCCTGGAAGCGTCACCGCCGGAGAATAACCCTGTGTTCCCTTGAGCGGAAAATTTGACAACCCTCCGTTAAGAATAAGAGCCTCACTCGTAGCTGTCGTCGTTTGCGTGGCGCATACTTCGACAGCGGTCTGTGTCGGGTAACTAAATACGATTGGGCGCACAGGGTTTCTCCATTATGTTTAAGCGGCAGGGAGTTCCGGTCGCGCACGTTTGCGAGGTGAAACCTGCTTTTGTTTTACCAACTTTACCAACATATCTGAGTTCGCCTCGACCGATTTGTCGTGACCATTGGATTTTGTTGTATCGAAAACAACCGCAACAAGAGGCTCCACCGTTTCCGGCGTCACTGTGCGAATGGTGATGATGTTCTCGGAAATCTGCCGAGATGGATTTCGAACGGTATCGACGTGCCGCATGATCTCTGGAGCCGTCATAAGCCGGCCACCGTTGTTTGGCGGAAGGTTTGGATTGGCGAACCAACCGTATGGCGCTTGTTTGCAGTACATGTCCATCAGCGTCGAGTTTTGACCAACCGCAAAGCGGACGCCGCGCTGCGTACCAATCCCCATAAGAAATTCGCAGCACGCACGGCCAGATTCCGCAAGGTGAACATCAGGATACGAAAAGTCGCAGCCGAACAACCCGATTTCGTTAAAGCCGTCAGCCATCGCCAAGCCGATTGCGTAGGCAACGCTTGTGTTGAAGTAGGTGATTCCGCCGAAGCATGCCGAGACGCGATCAAACGGATATACGACATGATTCGGATACTTTGGGTGAGGGTGCGAAGTGTAGAAAGGTACGTTGTCCTTCAAGGCGTATTCGCACATATCGCGAACGACGGGATGCCCGAGATAAGGATGAACTGGATCGACGTGAATAATGCGGTCGCATCTGATTTGCGCCCCCATGTAATTCACACACCATGTCTCCGCTCCCAGAAGAATGTCAGGCCGCGTCTCCATCAACTGGGCCTGAAAGAAATCATTTCGGCTTGACCCCATCGCAATGATGTTAACTGCTTTGCGGTTAGGGGCGAAGTTGCTCGCGCTAGGCGCGACGTTTTTACCAGCCTGTGGCTCTACGGGTCCGTCCATTTGATCAATCCTTGCCTGTTAAACCACCAGAAAAGAACCGCCGGAGCGCGGTGGCAAACGCTCCGGCAGGTAAAGTTTATGACGTGAACGGCGTTGCGCCGTAAGTGATCTCCTTGGTGTCAGCCGAGGCAGCAATGTTGTACGACGGGCCGACGATGTAGATCCCGTAGGTGTTGGTGTCGTTGGCAATCGAGCGCGTCGGCAAACTTACGACACCGCGAACGTCGGTCGTGGTCGCGGTCGGCGTGACCGCCGTCGAAAGCCCAACCTGCACGAAGCCGCCAGCAGCACCCAGAACAGTACCAACCGCCGTGGCGGTTAGTTGCCATCCGTTCTGCGTAATCGACTGAACGCGATTCTGCGAAGTGATCCGATACGGCAAGCCGTAAGCATCGGTCGTGCCAATCTGAACAGAGGTGGTCGACGTTCCGGTGGCGGTCGTACTCGTATAGCTCGCAGACGTAATGGTCTTGAACGATACGGGGCTAATCGCCATTCCGGTTGTCGCGTAGGCTGCGCCGCCGGAAGCCCCGGTGAAGGTGCTAACCTGCGGTTTACCATAGCCGTCAGTACCGCGAATGGTGAAGGTGCTGCCGGTGACCGACAGCGTGCAGAAGATAGCAACGCAACGCGGAACGTCGAGAGTCGCAACACCGCCAGAGACGAGCGAACCGGTGATGCCGATTGTGACGGCAGAAGCGGTGACGGTGCCAAACCCAGACGCGGAAAAAGCAATGCCGCTGGCGATGGCCGTAGAAGCCGTCCCGAGCGGGTAGAAGTAAACCGGCGCTACGGGAACGCCGGAGATTTCGTCCTCGGCGTAACCGGCGATGTAACCGGAAACGCTGGTCGGCAGCGCACTCGAATACTGAGCGCGTCCGATTTTCTGAAGGTCGCTGAAGCTAGTCATGTGGAAGTCTCCACTTTGTTGTTACGAAAAGGGCCACCGCACGCTGCGGCGCGATGGCCCTATTCTCAATTATCCCTGACGGTTATCAGGTAGCACCAGACGAACCGTAGATGGAGCGCGAGTTCGACCAGCCGAACGAGTAACGCTCGATGGCCTTGGCAAGCAGGTTCGACGTGGTGAAGTCGGTGAACACATCGGTTTCCAACTTCTCACGCACATAGTGCTTGAGGCCGTTCGGCGCGTCGGTCTTGAGGAACCACGCATTGGTATCGGTCAGGAAGTGGTTGATTTTGTAACCCTGCGGAACCGCGCCCATGTTGTAGATGGCGTTGACGTCGTTGTTCGCCGTTCCAGTGCGGAACTGCGAATTGAGCAGACGGTCGGCAGTAAATTGTAACTGAGGCGGAACAACCAACTTGACCGGCTTGGTCATGGTGATCAGGCCGGCTTGGTCGCGGAACTGCGAGATCGCCGTAATGGCGTCTTGCAGCGAACTTTCGTTCAAGTCGGTCTGCACGGTCGGAGTATTGGCGAACGTGCCGGTGTCGATGGGGTGGGCCGTCGAGAACAACGCCACGCCGTCGCCGCCGGGGAAGGACGCAGAGAAGCCGTTGTTCAGAACGCTCGCTCCGTTGACTTCTTTCGACTGCATCATCGAGTTTCGCAGCGATTGCGCTTGCTGCGGGAACTGCGATTCGTACAGATTGTCCTTCATCGCCTGTCTGGTGATGATGAAACCAACCGAGGTGTAACGATGGTAGTAAGTGCTGATGATCCGCTGGCCCATGTCTTGGAACGCGGTCGCCGCACCTTCTGCCTTCGTTGACGCCAACCCGAGCAGTTTCATTTCGACTTCGATTTCGACGGCTTTGTCCGAAGACTTCACTTCGAAGATTTCGGTGTATTCCGCCGGGTACATCGGATAGTCGCCAAAAACTTCGGCCAATCCTGGGCGCAGAAGCTGTTGGATTTGTGAGGTATTGATGGTCATGTGTGTGTTTCCTGATCCAAATGTTACGGGCGAGGAGTGCCGGCGCTGCGCTGACCGTTATTGATCTGCACAACCCAGTTGGCGAACGCGCCAACCGCATTTCCAACCCGAGAATCAAGAGCAACAATGCGGACGTTCATGCCGGAGGCAGTGGAAGCGGTCGCATTGTTTAAGGTACAAGCAGAAAGACCAGTTCGGGTGCTTCCTGCCGTATAGACGAAGTTGGCGTTGAGGCCGGGAGCCGCCGCCGTCAGTGGCGTACCGGAGGCCCCGGAGGCGTCACCTTCAGTAATGGTGTATTCAGCACTCGGATCATCGATCACGAGAGCAACCGGCGTATTCCCGGTCAGGAAGGCCGTAGCGCCGCTGAAGTAGTTCTGGAATTGCCAGACGCCGGCAGTGTCTTGGAATTTGCAGCCTTGGAATGCGCCGAGCCAAGCGACAGTCGCTGTTCCTCGAACGATCACGCCAACCGTTGAGAGGGTGACGGGATCTCCTTGAAAGATCGTCTGACCGCCGGTCGCAGGAAGGTTGTATTCACTAAGACCGCCGTTCCAGGTAACTCCGTTGCCGCTGGTAATTGGTTGGAAGCCGAAGCCTCCACTCGCTCCGTAAGCCATTTGTTTGCTCCATTCAGGTTGTTGAAGTCTGATTGCTGCTGTCCTTGCAGCGCGGAGCGGGAACGAGAGCCGCCTTCGATGTCGGGACTTGTCCCGGCCTGTAACGGTTCAGGCTTCGATAACCCGCATAGCGGGAGCGTTCTAGCGTAATACGATTTCAGTCTTATTTAAGACTGTCAATGGGGTGGTGGGGTGGTCGGGATTGAAGACCTGTCACTCCTCCGGCAAGGGAAAGGTGGGCCAGGGCCACAGTAACCCCGGCCACCCCATATTACTCTTTGAACTCGGCAGCATGGGCAAATTCAGTCTTAGAAGATCCGTAATCAACACGCGGCATCGTTTGAGCGAATGGGTTCTGAGCCGCCCCTTGCGTCCAACTGATGCCGTTCATTTGTTCCAGAGACTTTCGCTCGTTCTCAGCTTTGGCGGCATTGACGTCACGAGTCGACTTTTCGCAAAGAACCTGACCGCCTTCTTTGATCATGTCGTCAGAGTCGTCGCCAAACCCGATATTGGGTACAGGCGGAAACAGGTCAGGATGCCGCGTGCGCGGAACGGGACGCCAGCCGGCGCGGTACTTATTTCGCCAGTTGTCAGAGTTCGGCGTGCCGGCGTTATCGAAGGCGACGGCAACCCATGCGTAGGTCATGCCTTTTGGAATGACATGCGGCGGAATGTAGAAACGGCTGGTGTGGGTTGTCTTGGGAACTGGACGAGCCTCGGCTCCACGGCTAGTTGCTTCGCGGGCTTCGGCACTACGGGGGCGACCACGGGGCATTGATTAACTCTCCCTTTTCTTTGCTTCTTCTTGCGCCATCTTCTGGCGCTTAAAACTTACCTTCGAATCTTGATAAGTCATCGGTTGGAACTGCTTGGGGTGTCCCTGCGGGTAGTTCCCACCAGCGCCGTTATCGAACATCTTCTTGTGGAACCTAAGTTCATCCCCGGTGATGATCATTTTGGTGTGAGCGCCGGGGCGTTGATTAGGCATGCTTCTCGACGGAGACGCAACAGGGCTTGAAGATCGTCGCTGTGGCGCTGGAGCCGCCTCTTCCTCGACCTCTTCAGTCGCAGTCTCACCGAAATAATCGGGGAACTCCTGCCGCTGATGGTCGTCTATCATCTTGAGATACGTCGAATCTCCAACCTTGGCGTTAAGTCTGCCGGAGGCGATTTGCCGCTCAAGCTTGGTGGCGTAGATAGTTGCTTCGATGTGCATTTCCTCATCGAAGTCCTGATTTCTCATTGGCCGACCGGCGCGGTCCAAAACCAAATTGCCGCTATCGTCTCTGGCGTTCTGGTCCCAATACCGGTTCTTTGAAGCCCAATCCCTCAAGTTCTGCGGAAGCGGGTCTTGAACTTGCTGCTGGGCCGGCGCGGCACGATCATCCGCCTTTTGTGCCGGTTTGGCGGATTCGGTCTTCTTCCATGCCTCGACGTCGTCCATCGTTGCTTTGGCCGACGCTAACCGTTCGGAGGCCTCAGTGATCTTCTCGGCATCGCCAGATGCAATGGCTGCTGAGTGAGCAGACCGCGCCTCCCTCAAGTCCGCTTCCGACTTCGAGGCGAACGACTGCATAGCCACGGTAGAGGCTTCGTTCGCCTTTATTTCGAAGCTATTGGCCCTGGCTCGTTCCCGCTCAAGTTCAGCAGCGAGATTTGATGCGTAAGCGCGAGCCTCGTCCCGTTCGTGCGTCAGTGCGGCAACACGCTTCGGACCACGGCGCTTTGGGCGTTCTGGGTCGGCGTCTGCCTTTTCAGGCTCCGCTTTCGCATCATCGGAACCTTCTTCTACGGCGACGTCAAGTTCTTCGTCTCTGAACTCCTCGTCGCCAACGGTAACCGGATTCGGCTTCGCTTCTGTTTGAGGATTGAGTGTGTCGCTCATTGTCAGATCCTCGGCGCGACGTAAACGGACGTAAGGTCTGCCGGGTCTTCGACGATCCCGATAATTTTGTCATCCGGCAAAACGGCCAACGAAACACCGCGATAGTTCGTCAACCAAGACGACATCCTGGGGATTGCGATCCAATCACCGACACGCGCCCACGGGCCTTCAGCCCACGGTTGGCCGGTGATGCGGTCCTTGAACGCCAAAGGACCAACCGCGCAAACCAAGGCAGTCACGGACTCAAATTCGTCCTGCTTCTGCATGATTGGGGCGGTCCATAAGGTTTTCGTCGAACCGTCTGGCATTTTGATCTCCGTCAATTCATCAGGTCTGACGTAGATTTTGGTGACGATGTTGAAGCCCGCCGGCCTAAACCCAAAAGGTTTACCGGTCATTTGGATGAACTGCTTGTCGACTAGGCGTTTGGCTTCTTCGACCTCATGCTCTTCGACGTATGGCAGCGGGGTTACCTTGCCCATTAGTACATTCTCCTTGCCGGGGTTTTCTCAAGTTCAGGCTCTTCAGTCGATATCAACTTCTTGTATTCGGCCTCGATGATCTCTACGGCCAAATTCAGCGCGTCGATGGACGAGTTTGTATCTACGGCGTAAAGGGCGATCTCTTCGCATGTAGACGCTGGGATCACGCCGCCCTCGATTTGAGTGGGTGGGCGCGGTTTGCATCGGCGTAAGTTGTTGATCTTATCGTCGCGCAAACCGCGTAACGCCTTCACGCAGTTCCTTGCCAGTAAATCTGCGCTCATTTGTTACTTGCCCTTGCCTTCCTTGCGTCTGACGTTTTTCTGAGAACGCGACATTGAAGCCTCCTTACGTTGCTAACACTTAACCTTGCCGCCGTGCTTCATCGCCATGCCACGCGGCATCGGCATAGCGGGCTTCTTGACCTTCTTGAGAGCGCCAATGATGGAAGCGGCCTCACGCTTCATTGAGCCGGTGACCTTGCCGCCTTTGGCGTAGTTCTTGTTGTTCTTCTTGTTCCAGGCAGCAATCGCGCTATCTGACATTGGCTTGTCGTCAGCGCGTTCTGTCGTGTATTTCTTGCCGTTCCATTCGAAGGATTTCGCACCGCCAGAACGGGCGTCCTTAAACGCCTTGCCAAACGACGGCTTCAGTGACTCGGCGTTCTTGTAAGCCGTGACCTTGATGTCTGGCCCTGCGTCACGCTCCCTGAGCCTTGCAGCGACCTTTTCGTAGTTCTGGTCGTTGTTCTCGCGCATGGATTCTTTCCTAGCGGCGACACGCGCCTCTCTTTTCTCCAGCGCCAAAATCATTGGGTCCGTTGCGGCGTCGTCGGTGGGGTCGTTGCGAACCGACTTCGGCGGCGGTGCCTTTGTCCATCGTCCGTATCCAGCGCCCTGGATTTTATTCGGCGCATCAAGGCCGATGGATTTTCCCCTAACCATCACGCTGCCACCCTCGGCAAAGCCCTTCATGGACTTCTGCTTGTCGTGCTTGACGTCCTTCTTGGACGACTCCCATCCCTTGAGAGACATGTCGTACTTCTTCGCCAGTTTGGCGTCTTCCGACTTGTCCTTCTTGCTGCCCTCGAACTTCTTCTTTCCCGTGGTGTGAAAGTTCACCGCCCCGCCCTTGGCGAAAAAGGACACCTTCTGCGCCACCGGCATATGCTCGGTGCTTTTACGAGCGCCTATCGGCGAACTGTTGATGGCGAGGATAGCGGCCCGCGTTTTCGCGATATTGTCAGACATTAGAATTTGCTCCTTGTTCCGAATGAACGCGCACGCGCATCAGACCGTTGTTTCTTGAGTTCTTTGTAGTAGTCAAGAATCGCGATCTCTTTCTTAAGCTCGCGATCCTTCTCGGCTTGCTGAAACTTAAGCGTCGATGTGAAACCAGCGGTTTGCGCCTTGGATTGACTGTCGGCGGCGGCTTGAGTGACCTTCGCCATCTCGACCTTGATCTGCTCCATCGCAATCTGGCCAGGGCTTGGTTCAGCACCGCCGGGATTCTTGATCTTCTGCAAAGCTTGCGCGACGGCAGCGGCGATCATGTTCTCGACTTGCGGCGGCAACTGAGTACCAGCCGGCGGCAACTGCTGACCAAGTGTCGCTTCCACCTGCGCCCGCATATCGAGCGCCATGTGTTCTGCAATGTGCGACGGCGCAGTGACCAGGGACGGGTTTTGCTCGGCCAGAACGGTATGCGAGGCGATGTGCGACTTGTGGTCCTGATAGGCGGCGGCTTTCACCGGCTTGCCCATCAGCATGTTCTGGTTTTCGGTCAACGGGTCAGACGGCATGGCATCCGGCTTCGGCGGAAGAATGGCGGCGATGCGCTTCTCGTCCAGGCCCATCTCGATGTAGCGTTGCTTGTACGCTTCATAGAGGTCGTGGATCTGAGGGGCCGCAGTCGCGGCAGCAACGATGGCGTCGGCCCGCAGCATCCGCTGGGTTGCCGAGTTGATGTTGGGGTCGCTGACCGGGATGACGTCGACCTGATCGCCAAAGTCGGCCCGCATAATGGTGTTCGGGCCACCGGCCACGGGCCACGGGTAAGCCTGTTCAGGCAGGAACTGACCGAAGAGGGCCGCAATCAGCTTGAACTCGCGGCGGTAGGCGCGGTGCGCCGCCTTCAGGGTCGCGGACTGCACACGGTTCGCGGCTTCCATCAGCGCGACCGTGGTGCCAACCGGGGCGTCCTGCCGGCCTTCACCAACGGCGATCTCTGTCATTCCGCCAAGACCGCGCCCGTTTTCTCTGGTGGCCTTCCACAACTCCAGGGCCACCGCAGACGCGCCTTTGTACGGCATCGTCATCACGGCCTGTTGGATAGGCATACCGCCCGTATCGATCTCCCTGAACTCGCAAGGGCCAATCATCACGTTGTTGTCTGAGTCTCGAATGCCCTTCATCTTCAAGCCGCCGGGGAACATCGCCAGCGTCTCGGCATCGCTCATCTGGCGCTGAAGGCCGGTGGCTGATTTCGCGGTGTTGCCAAGGATGTGGGCATAGCCAAGTCCGTAGAAGCCAAGGCCTGGGACGAACTTGAAGTGCGTGAAGTACTGGATCTTCTCGTAGGAATTATCGTCGCGCTTCCAGTTGCGCCGGATAGATAGAACCTTCTTGGAGCCGGTTTCGACCGTGACGATATACGGCAGCGGCAAACCGGTTTCTGTAGGCTCGCCACCTTCTTCGCCAGATGCGTCTTTATGCTCAAAGCCCTTCAAATCAAGGTCGATGTGGCACTCGTAGAGTTGGTATGGCGCTTCGTCAGACTCAACTGGTTTGCTGATGCCCTGCGTTGAGATCGACTTGGTCCCAAGCGTAGAGGTAGCCTCTTTTTCGTACTCAGGCTCTTTCAACTCGACGTCGCTATAGAACCCTGAGATCTGCCGCATCTTCATGTCTTTGACGGACATGTCGATGATGTGCGTGGCGCGTGGGCATGTCTCTAGGTCGTCGGTGCTGAACGAGACAACGAAGTCTTGCGGCAGGATAAACGGGCTGACGACGCGATTAAGGATGGGGTCTTGGTAGGTTTTCTTGAACGTCGACCCAACCAACGGAAGCCATAGAAGCATCTGGTCGTTCTGTTCAACCCACTCAGGAGCGCCTTCCATCAAGTAGAAGTTCATGAACTCCTTAACGCGGGACGCCTGGGCCTCTGTTTCAGGAGACGGTTGGCCGACAATCTGCGTCTTCACGGGACCGCCGGCTGGAAGCAGTTCCGCGCTCGCGGTCGCGTGCCAGCGGATAACCGCCTCGATCAGGATGGGGTCGAACACACCAGAGCAGCCTGGAAACGGCGTTTGGCGGTCTTCGATCTTCAGGCCGAGGTAAGTCAGGCCCTCGGCAAGCATGGCATCCCAATCCGCTCTGGAATCAACGTCTTGCTTGACGTATTTTATGATGTCTTCTGCGATTTCATTGAGGTCGCTTTCCTCCATGAACTCGGCAAGATTCTCATCGTGATCCGGCGGTTCGCCTTTCGTCCCCAGCGGGCTGAAATCAATCATTTCAGCGCCATTCTCAAGCGGGGTAATGGTCGCGCCTTCAGCGTAAGCTACAGGATCGGCAGGAACGTCCACGCTCTCGGCGTCCGGGTCAATGCCGGCGATGTCGCTTAACCCAAGAGATTGCGCGGCGGCGCGGTCGAGAGCCATACGCTGCGTCTTGCCATAAAAGTTGCAGCGATAACGGTTTCAGAAAAACTTAGTTCCGTCAACCGTACATGGCGGTGGCTCTCGCACCAACGCGCCACGGCTTCTCTTCCTTCCAATCCTCTGAATTGGTGACCCAGCCTGACTTTTTGACGCGAATAATCGCTTGCGACAGGGTGTCGACGTAGTCTCTTGAGTTCGCGGCAGGGTACGAAATACAGGCGATAATAAACTCTTCGGCCCACCGTCGCGCCATCGTGAACCCTGGCGGTTGACCCGGCACCCACACCCGACCGTTCTCCATCAGGTCTGACGCTAAGTGAACGCGGGCGTTCTTGTCGCCGTACATCTTAGGGCGAACCGGGGTGGCGAGGATGCCGGCCTTGCCAAGGTCTGGAATCAACTGAGATCCAGAACTCATGTCTTCGACCAAGATGATATCCGGTGCGCGTTTCTTTTTGCTCTGCGACGGGAACTCGTAATTGTCGTCTAGGTAATCGTAAGCCAACCGCTGCGCCATCTTGCGGAGTTCTGGGTAGTTCATGCGACGGCGAAAAGCGGAAAGCAGAATCATCGACGGCAAACCGCTGTCTGGTTCCTCGAACACGCCCCACGTCGTACACGCGCTGTAGGCCGCGTCGTCCTTCTTGCTGACAGCAGTATCCCAACTCTGAACAACGTACTTGCATTTCGGCGGGTCTTTCTGCCCCCACACGCGGAACCACGACCTCTTGATGATGTTGCCGGCCTCAAGGACCGGGCTTTGCTGATACAGCGACTCCCACATGCGCGGGGTCATGGACGGCTGCTTCTTGATCGTCAGCAAACGCTCGATTGGATATTCTTCCGGCCAAAGGGCCTCACCAACTTTACGACCAAGCGGGTCTTTCTCTTTCGCGATGGCCGGGAGATTGATGATCGTCCACTTCTCGCCGCCGTTCTGTTGAGCGGAGATCAACCGGCCAGCGAGATCGTCAAGATGCCATCTGGTTTGAACCAAAATAATAACGCCGTCTTTTTTCAAACGGCTGTAGAAGTCCGCGCCGTACCACGCCCAGAGGTCATCGCGCTTCGCCTGAGACTCAGCGTCTGCGATACCTGATATGGGGTCGTCGATCAGCGCAAGGTTAGATCGGCGTCCAGTAATGTTGCCGCCGACACCAGCGGCGTTGTATTCACCGCCTTTGTCAGTCTCCCATCGACCAGCCGCTCGACTGTCTTCTGAGATGTTCATGCCTGGAAAAAGGATCTGATGCTTTTGCGAGGCGATGACGTTCCGAACGCGACGGCCCCATGTGTTGGCGAAGTCGTCGGTGTGCGTGGCGGCGATGATCGAGTGTTCTGGAAACTTCGATAAGTAGTACGCGCCGAAGTGGCGAGAGATATAGAAACTGTTATGCGTCGGAAGCAAAGACCTACCGCATAGAAAAAGGTGAGATGGAGAATCCACTTCAATGCAAACCGTGTCTGCATATCCAGCAGGAGTAACGGACATGTATCGGTTTGTGTATTTTTCAGCGTCTCTGCAACGGTTCCTTTTTCTTGGCATTAATGAAGCTTCAGACATGTAGAAACAAACCTTATAAGCTGTTCCGTGCCTGATTCCATTCAACATTGCCGGAGTGCTGTTAATCGATGCCTTTATTCCGAGAGAAAAAACAAGCTCTCTGACCTGATCAGCAAGAACTTTATTAGTATTGCAAAAATCAACCTGCCCTCTTGGAGAAACTGTTCCATCAGAATCAATAAGTCCCTGCAAAAGCAAAAGACGCTGAGACTTTGAAGCAAAGAAATATTCGTTTGGAATGTGCTTATTTTTCCAGACTCCGAGACGTCGAAGTCTATTTATGAAAGTATCTGCCCACGTTACTCCGTCATTTCTTAGGTTCGGCCCTATGCGATAAGTCTTTGCTTTTCCGTTTTGTCCAGGAGAACTACAAACCCTGACGTTACCTTCCCGTGCTTTAAGTTGATCAACAATAAATTGGTCTGCCGTTGTGATAACACCATTTGTTTTGCAACCGTCACCAAGCCATATTCCGAAAACATATGGATCAATTATCAGAGGTCTGTGCGGAAGATTAATGGCTGCGGCAGCTTTAATGGCTGGCTTGCGATCTTCGATCCCAGAGCGAGACGAACAACGATCAGCAAGCCATTTTGTCGTCTTAAGTTTTGAAACTGGCCGTTTCCGACATAGGCGAACAAGCCACTCATGATCCTTATCGGCTATGATCCTCTCACCGTCTGACGTCACAACTTCGTAAACCGGCCTATCCCTCCAAATTGGGCTAACCCATTTCACCCTGGTGGGTTCTCCCTTTTCATCAAAAACATAATCTCCAACGCGCAATTGCCCCATCGTCGTCCATCCAGACGGAGTTGCTATTGGCGTATTGAGAGCAAGCGCCTTCGCGGCTCCTGGTGGCATGCAAACGATGAGCCGCTTTATCTTGCGCTCAATCGTCATGTCCAAATATGAGCAGAGGAGCCGAGAATGAGCGGGGGCCGGCATCCCGCTGATGTACTCGACGTAGTCTACAAAATGCTCTCTAGCTCTGCGGCGTTTTAAAATCTCTTCGCCAAGCTCGTCATCTGTCGGCTCAACGGGGGCCATTGATCTGACCAAGCCCGACAGGTTCCGGCGTGATGTCGATCATCTTCTTTTGCCTAGACTGCATCAGCTTGATGATCTGCTCGTCCGTCATGCTCGCGACGTCGAACCGGTGGGTGATTTGCATATTTTCTTGTACCATTCCAAGCAAAGTTGCTTGGGTTTTCTTGGCGGCTATGGCCGGCGTGTAGTCTTTTTCGAGCATGGCGTTGTCGAAAACCTGCTCAAGATCAGAAATAAGACTGTCGCGGGTGATGTCGATTGGCGCACGAACGCGGGGCTGTGATGCGGAAATAGCCGCCTTGATGTGCGGTTGGTCGAGAAGGTGATCCGCGATGTCGCGGGCATCGTACATGTGGACATAATAACCGGCACGCTTTACGGCATCCAAAGCATCGCCGTTTTCAAGGAACACCTTGACGAATTTAGTATCTCGCTCCAGATCCGGTGGAATATTAATCATCGTCTAGCACCTTTCTAAATCGTCCAGAGCGTCATCCATACCCCAACCGTTGGTGACGGAAACGACAGCGCCCCTTCTGGGTCCGTATTTGTTTACCCTGTTTTTTGCGGTTCGAAGATGTCCACAGGATTTCTTTTTGCCGCTCGTCATGTCGTTGGTTCGGCAAAGAGAATCTTTGCCACAAGCACACTTGCAAATCCAAAGGCCAGTAGTTACGTCAAGGCCCGTGACCGTAAGGCAGTGAAACGTGCGACCTATCATTGAAGTTTGCGGCGGAATGGGTGGCCGGGTTGGGTGACCGGGTTGGCGTTCCCATTCCGCCGCGCCTGTGGACAAGACGTGGGGGTTGTGTCCACAGAAGTCATGCGCTGCCCCAGCAGACGTAGTTTGTTTGTCTCCAGGCCAACGAAATCATTTTTCGACGCGCCTCTGCATTGCTCACCTGCCACTCTGAAACATCGTATTGTTCATCAGCACTTCCGGTGAGGTACCGGCGAACAGGAAGCAGTTCGACGCAAATAACTACTTTGCCTGTGTGATCCAACCCGGCGACGACGCCGGCTGGTAGTTGTTCGTTGATATTAATTGGTGGAGAGATCACTGAGTTTTTCCCTCTCAGTTTGCAAGAAGCGCCGCAGTGCGAGTTCAACCGCTTCTTTCTTCTTTACCGTTGTATTTTCACAGAAAGCGTTCAAACCGTCAATGACGTCGGCGGGTACGCGGACGTTAAGCTGTAGTTCTGGAACTGGCTTACGCATTAATCAGACCAGCGACTACGGCGGCGATCCTTGGCGCAGCCCCGCCACAATAGATCGGATTCGAAGGGCCTTTCCACAATAAGGCCCTATGGATGTCGGCAAGCGAGTGAAATACAGACCCGGCCATCTCTCGGCCTGATTGGCGGTCGCCAATGTTGATGGACGGCACGCCAACCCATGGTGCCTCGATAACTCCGGCGCTGGAGTTGCCGATTACGAGAACGGCGGACTGCATGAGAGAAATATACAAATCGTGGGACATGTTTTCTCGAATTTCCCCAAATCCGCACTGTCCAATAAGCGCCCTAATCTCATTCGCTCCAGGGTCTGTGTTAACACCACAAAACACAATCGCGTGCGTTTCGTTAAGACGCCTTAACAACTCAAGCATCTTCCGGCAATCACCCAGACCGTAGTCTGTCGCCATCGTAACTGGATGGTAAGTAACTAGGATCAGTTTCGTATCACGGCGAGCGGAGTTGCCGGGAATGCCGTCGAGGCCAGGAGCGCCTGTGATGTGGATGCGTTTTATATTATCGCCGCCACCCAACTCAAACACACGATTCTTCGCATCATCCGTCGCCACGCAATGCGCCCCGCCGCTCTGCTCGGCCAGATGCGTAATCCCGTGACGCAGCGCGTTGTCGAACGAACCGGTCGTCGTCTCGCCGCCGTGGATGTGGACGATCTTCACACGGAGGAACATCGCTGCGAGAGCCGCCGAGAGGGTCTCGTACCGGTCGCCAAGGACAACAACGACGCTTGGATTTAATCGACGAATTTGCATGTCGAACCACTGCAAGGCATCAGCAGAACGCTGCGCCACAGGCTCAACAATCAAGCGCGGCATCCAGTTCAAAACAACCGCCCCAGGCATCTCCGCAATAACGCTCTGAAGCGGCCCAGCCTCTGCGCGGCTGTTGGAAATAACGACAACCTTGGAAAAATCACTCACTTACCGCTCTCCCCATCCCTGGAATCCGCGCCCCGGCAATGCGGGCCGACTCCTCAAGAGATGACGTCTTACCGACAACCACCCGAGCCGGATTGCCGACGACGATTTCGCCGTCATGCACGTTGCGAACGACGACCGCGCCGGCCCCAATCACGCACCGAGAGCCAATCTTGATCCCCTGCACCACAACAGCGCCGGCCCCAATATGCGTTTCCTCGCCAACCCTAACACCCCCGCACAAAACGGCACGCGGGGCGATGTGCGAGTGAGCGCCAACAAAGCAGTCGTGTTCGACAACGCAAGCGGTGTTCAGGATGACATTCTCTTTGATGACGGCGCGTGGGTTGACCACAGAGAGCGGCATCATCTGCACAGTCACATCGATGGTGCTGGCGTATGTGAAAGCCGACGTGTGCCGCATTCCAACAATGCGGCCATCGTATTTCTCAAACAATGCGCGTCGAAGGGAAAGACCGCTGTCACCAAAGACGGCCTTGTTACCGACGCCAATGCAGACGTCCTTGCCTTCGTCGATTTCCCACATCGGCTGGAAATACATAACTTCACGTCCGCCCTCGGTAATAAACAAACCGAGCATTCGACCGTGAGATCCGTTTCCTACGATAGCAACTACGCGATGCATGTTAATCCCCCGTCGACCATAAGAACCTGACCGGTGATATACCGGGCGGCATCACTCGCTAGAAACATAATCGGGCCAACGACGTCGCCTTCAGTAGCCATGCGGCCCAGCGGAACCCTAGCGGCATACCTCAGAAAGAACTTAGGCGTATGCCCTCGAAATAAACCGCCGGGACATACGCAATTTGACCTGACCGGTGCGCCGGTCGTCGCTTGATGCTTGGTCAGCGCGATTAACGCGCCCTTCGCGGCGACGTACCATGCCGGCGTCGGCAGTACCTCGGTATCAAGGTACATCCTTGGATCTGACCCGACCACGCCGTAAATGCTGCCGACATTGACGATGCAGTCACGCGCCAACATGGCGATGGCGTTGTGCGCCTTCCACTCCTGCGTCTTTGCATTGCAAATGACGACGTCTGGTTTGCCAACCGATATCAGCTTGTCAAAGTCGAGTTCTGGCGCGTCCAAATTCCATATGATGTCCGCCTTCTCAAGGTCGATGCCAACAACATGATCGCCTTGCGCCCTGAACGCTTCAACAAGCGCCCGCCCGAGATGGCCCGCGCTACCGGTAATAACCACCTTACGCCCCGCCATTGACGATCCTCCTTAAGATTTTGATTGTTTGTTTCGGTGTGTCGTTTAACGAAGAATACAAGTCATCGA